TGCACGGTGCGCCGCGTCACGGGCGGAGCGCAGTGGCGCGGTACGTTCTTGGGTAAGGCGGTGCGCTTCTACCTGTCCACCCGCGTTGGGAAAGATGAGTGTATTCATTATTCCACCAACAGTAACCGCGTGGCTAAGTCTGCGGGCGCTATCCCACTGATGACACTGCCCGACACGTTCCCAGACGATGTTGACTACGCGGCCTACGTGAAGATAGCTGAGAAATTATTGTATGAAGTTGGAGGTGGTGATGCTTGAGCGTGACATAGAGAAGGCGTTGGTGGCGAAGATCAAAAAGCTTGGGGGTGAGTGTGAGAAGTTCACATCCCCCGCCAAACGATCCGTGCCTGACCGGCTGGTGACACTGCCCGGGGGGCGCATTGTGTTTGTGGAGTGCAAGCGCCCCGGCGCCAAGCCAACCCTCAAGCAGCTCAAAGATCATGAGCGGCGCAGGGCGCTCGGTTGCACGGTCTATGTTATCGATACGATACAGGGGGTGGATGATGCTTTTTAAGAGAGATTTACACGAGTACCAGTCGCGAGCCATTGAGTTTATCAAGAAGACCAAGCGCTGCATGTTGCTGCTAGAGATGGGTCTTGGCAAGACGGCCAGCACCCTAAGCGCGGCGAGTGACCTGTTGGATGGTTGTGAGGTAAGACGGGTGTTGGTGATTGCACCGCTCAAGGTTGCCAACTCGGTCTGGGAGCAGGAGTGCCGCAAGTGGGAGCATCTGAACTACCTGTCGGTGAGCGTGTGCACGGGCACTGAGCGTAAACGCATCAGCGCCCTGCAGCGCACTGCAGACATCTACACCATCAACCGTGAGAACGTGCCGTGGCTGGTGAAGCACTACGCCAACGGCTGGCCGTTCGATGCGCTCGTTGTGGATGAGTCGAGCAGCTTTAAGAGCAGCAGCGCCCAGCGGTGGAAGGCGCTCAAGCGCGTGACCCCGCACGTGCGCTACGTGGTGCTGCTGACAGGCACACCCGCCCCGAATAGCCTGATGGACTTGTGGTCACAGATGTACTTGGTGGACTTCGGGCAGCGCTTGGGGCGCACGTTGAGTGGGTTCAAGCAGCGGTTTTTTGATCAGGACTACATGGGCTACCGATGGACGATCAAGCCCAACGCAGCCACGGAAATTCACGCGCTGATTGCGGATGTGTGTTTAAGCATGTCGGCGCAGGATTACTTGGAGCTGCCTGCGCGCATTGATTTGACCGAGTATGTGCAGTTGCCAAGCAGCGTACAGGATGAGTACGTGAAGTTTGAGCGCGACCTACTTTCAGTGTTACCGAGCGGGGATGAGATCGAGGCAATGAACGCCGCTGTGCTTGCCAACAAGCTGCTGCAGTGGTGTAACGGGGCGGTCTATACGGATGACAAGGGTAACTGGACACAGGTTCACTCGGCCAAGCTCGATGCGCTCAAAGAGCTTGTTGAGATCAACGACGAGCCGATGCTGGTTGCCTACAATTACCGGATCGACCTGATGCGCATCAGCGCCATTTTCCCGCAGGCAGTCACCCTAGACAAGAACCCTGAGACGATTAACCGTTGGAACAGGGGGGAGATAAAGATGTTGTTGGCGCACCCGGCCAGCGCGGGTCACGGCTTGAATTTGCAGGACGGGGGCGCTCTGTGTGTCTGGTTCGGGTTGAACTGGTCACTTGAGTTGTACCAGCAGTTTAACGCGCGTCTGCACCGTCAGGGTCAGACAAAGCCTGTTCGCATTGTGCATATCGTTGCGCAAGACTGTATTGACGAGCGGGTCTTGGAGGTGTTGTCTGACAAGAACACGACGCAGCGCGATTTACTTAAAGCTTTGAAAAAATGAGTTGTGCTTTTAAATATTCATGAGGTGAGGTAATGGAAGTAAAAACCAAACGCATGCGTTCGATTTTCAACAAGTCGCCTATCGAAGGTGAGGGTAAGACCAAATTGCAAAAAAGATTAGAGGCGAAGGTTGCACCGCTGGCGCAACAAAAAAAAGCCGTCACGGCGCAGGAGTGGATCTTCATTCAAGAGCTGGTCAATGGCGACGGGAAGAAGACGTTGGTAGAGGCCGCGATCGCTGCAAATTACAACCCGAAGTTCGCCTCGGTCATTGCCAACAGGCTAACTGACGCAACTAAAAACCCACACGTTGTGGCGGCCATCCAACAGTACCGCCGGGATCTGGCAGAGAAGTACGGCACTACGGTTGATCGGCACATGCGCGATCTGCTCGATATCCGGGACCGCGCTCTGGAGGCCGGCAACTACTCTGCGGCAGTGCAGGCAGAGTACCGCCGTGGGCAGGCACTGGGCACGATCTACGTTGAGCGCAAGGAGATCAGACACGGCACGATTGACTCGATGAGTCTGGAGGAGGTTAAGCGCAAGCTTGAGGAGATCAAGATGGTGTATGGCGATCCAGCCGGCATTATCGATGTGACCCCTGTTGCGCAGACGCTCATCGAAGATGACGCGCAGTACGTTGACAACGAGTCGGAGGATGCACCTGACGAGGAGTCCGATGGGGAGTTCGAGGATGTACCTGAAGAGGAGCCCGAAGTGGCACCCAAGGCACCCAAGGCACCACGCAAAGCGCCGCGTTACCCGCTGCCCAGAGTGCCGCTCAAACCGAAGCCGGTTGTGAACAAACCTCCGGTGAAGAGCAGCCAGCGCTCCATCGTTGACGAGATTCGAGATGCGCAGCTTGCTAAAAGCTTACAAGTCACAACGAGTAAGGAGGTTAAAAAATGGAGGAGATAGCGGAAAAGCCAAAGAGGGTGTTTTACAGACGTCGATACGGTAAGCGCAGGGTCAAACCAAAGTCAAACCTTCGTGGTGCCAGAGCGGGCGCAAAAGTTAAAGGTGTCCCTATGACAGCCGTGGGACTGCGGGCTGAACACTACTACATGGCGCGAGAGCTTGCTGAGTTTTATCAAGCTCCCCTGATGAGAACGGTGGGAGCCATTGTCGTTCGTGAATACTGCCGAGTTCTTTACAAGAGCGATCCGGCCAAAGCAGCTCAAATTGAGGAAGCCTATAAAAATGACGAAAACCAAGCTAAGTACATCGTTGACCTTGCCCATTGAGCTGACCTATACCCTGTTGCCAGAAGAACACGGTCTGCCGATGCAAGTGGATATTCTCAGCGCGTACATCGAGGTTAAGGGTAAACAGGGCAAACCGCGCAAAATACAATTGTTGAGCAGTTTAGACGAATCAGAAGTTTTGCAGCTTGAAGATATCGTCTTTGAAGACTTATACTTTGATGAAAATAAATAGCATTAAAGTATCAAATAATGTTTGACCGTAGTGTAAAAATAATTATAATGAAACCTCTTGTTTATGTTTGAGGTGTACTGTGAAGATCAAGATAGAAAAAGACGTTCCCCTCCCCCGAGGCTCTCGGGCAACGAAATACCCCTTTACCCACATGGACGTGGGCGACAGTGTGTTCTTCCCGGATGAGAAAGTTGGTGGGAAGGCGCACAAGGCCGCTATCAGTTGCGCCGAGCGCAACAACATGAAGTTCGTCGCCCGCCGTGAAGAAGACGGTGTGCGCATCTGGAGGCAGGCATGAGTAACCGACTGCAGTTCTGGATGGGGGCGCGACAGTTTGCCCTGCACATGCTTATTCGACGCAATAAGTACAAAGAAAAAGAATACATCGGCGACACGATGCGCTATGTGGGTTTCACCACACGGTGTCTTGCGGATGAGATCCGCCGTGTGGAAAAGCAACTTGGCAGGCCGTATCGTTACCTGCCTAAATCAGGATTTTATCAGGGGGTGCAATGAGAAGCGGCTACGAAATGTTGCGTGAACGCATTGCGTCGCATCCCGAGGAGTTTGATTTGATGTGGAGGGACGAAGACATGGATGAATACACTGACACCCCGGTCTTGCGGTCTTTGCACCCGCTGTTGGGGCAGACTTCTACCAAGTGGGACAGCGTTCTTGAAATAGCGTTTGACGAATCGCGCTCAAGTACGTTCATAACCCAGCAGCAACGCCAAGGGCTGGAAGAGGCTCTTTACGCAGCACAGCGCGTAGCGTTTGCTCGGCGCGTACTTGAGGTACTGGCGCACGAATGTGAGGGTGTTAACCTACAAGGCTATGCGCTTGAGTGCGCTAAGTACTGCCCCGAGCTACTTCCACTGTGCAATGGAGAGGCGCAATGAGCAAGAAACACCGATCAATGGATGAGCATCAATCAGATCAGCGCAAGCTGCTGCATATCATCGGTACCACGCTCGACGCGTGGTCCGAAACGAACAAGAAGGAGTTCGGCTACAACGGCATCATTATTATCGGTGCGCTGTCCTCGGCTCTGGCCGCTGTCTGTGCGCTGTACCGAGTGCCGATAGAAGACATCGCACGGCTCATGGTTGAGGGCGCACCCTTTATCGATGAGGATAGCGACCATGACCTGCACTGAGCGCCTAAGCGCAGCAGTACACTGCAAGCGCGTGGGGCTGCGAAGCTGTAAGGAGTTTGCCCGCCTTGCAGGTGTGTCAGTCAGCTTAATAAACCTGTGGCACCGGAACAACCCACAACAATTTGATGCTGCGCTGGCACAGGCGGCAGTGACGAGGAGAGCGCGACGTGGATGACTACGACTACGACGAAGCAGATTTGAAACTGGAGCGCAGCTTGATGCGGCGCATAACCCGCCAGCGGATCGAACACTGGCACCCACAAGATCCGGACTACGTAGGGGATGAAGACGATGATGACGACAACGATTGATTGCAGCAACATGCCCGAGCCCGAGGGTGCGACGCACTGGTGCGCGGGGGACGGGAACCCCGTTAAGAATTACTGGTATAAGTTTGACAAGGATATATTTTGGCTCTGTAGTAGGGATGGTGGGCCTTGGGAACGAGTAGCACTGACCATTCCCCGCCAAGCCATGCTCGTAGAGCTACCAACTAACACTCAAACCAGTAGCGCCCTCGACGTGCAGATCGGTGGTGGGCACTATAAAAGCTACGCCATCCAACCTGTGGAGTTCATCCACAAGAACAAGATTCCCTACATCGAGGGCTGCGCGATCAAGTACCTGTGCCGCTGGCGTGAAAAGGGTGGTCTGGAAGACTTGAAAAAGGCACGACACTACATTGACCTGCTGATTGAGATGGAGTCTAAGCTTTAAACCGGGTCTGCCAGCGGTTTATCTGGCAGAAAACCATTAACCACTACGAGGTAGAACCGTATGAAAAATGAAGACGCAGTAAAAGCCGCAGTAAAAGCAATGGCCGATAAGAGTAAGTCGGCGATTAAATCCGAAGATGCGATGCGCTTTGCACAAGCTGCACTGAACCTCGCTCACACCGCTCAGGTGCTTAAACACGTCGAGGCACAGGCGTAACAACGGGGCGCGGTGTAACAGCCGCGCTCCTTTACGGAGAGCAACAACATGAAAAATGAAGACAGAATTATGGGGTCTATCCTCGTGCTGGTGCTGTGCATCATCGCAGTTGTTTGGATCATGCAGCAGCGGGAAGTGGCGCAGGTACGCCACGCGATGGAAGCATCCTACGGTGAAGAG